AAGACGGTAATCTGGTGGCGTATCCGCATACGATGGATAACGATCTGTCCATCACTGCAATTTATAGTATGACCGATGGACAAGTTGACGTATTTTTTAATCAGCTTGAAAAATTGGTCAACCAAGATTTGCCAAACGCGACTGATGGGCTTAAGTAAGGGGCACCATGACAACCGATTATGATTTTTATCTCGTTGGCAATCCGCAGTCCGTACGATTGCAGCTCATCGAGATAACGCACCCGGCATTTAGCCAGGTTTATCGCTTTGTACGCAATCACGCCTTGGGTGTCACTGTCATCCAAGACGGCGCGCAAGTGTTTTATCAGTATATGCCGATACAGTTGCAAAAAAGTAAGGCATCCAGCGACTTGGACCAATCCATCAACATCACCATTGGCGATGTCAGTGAGATTATCCCAGACGAGATTGACCGCGTGCGGCAGAGCAATCTGTTTAGCACAGTCAAGCCCATTGTCAATTACCGTGAGTATTACGCGGATGACTTGACCAAGCCATGCTTAGAAGATGTGTTGCTTGAAGTCACTGACTACTCACTGCAGCGTGAGGGCACGGTTTTTAAAGCCGACGCGCGCGATATCAGCAATACAAAAACTGGGCTGGTTTACAACCTAGATACCCATCCACTTTTGCGAGCCTATGTACTATGAAAACAGCAAATCAAATTAATTGGTCAAAATATGCGCGCAAACAGTATGACGATGACAATTATGATTGCCTACATTTTGCGTGCGAAATCTATCACCAGTTGACTGATATCGATATCAGCGATGACGTGTTTGTCACTTGCCCAAACACGGGCAAACGGCTGGTCAATCCGCAAAAATTACGCGACTATAAGCCGCTAACTGCACCAAAAAATCCGTGTTTTGCGCTGATGCACCGAGATGACGGCAAAACCCATGCCGGTGTCTATATCGATGGCTGCATCGTACATTTGACTAAATCAGGCTTGCAGTATTTACCACCGCATTTATTAAGCATCACTTACCCAAAGATTAACTACTATGACCGATAAAGCCGTCCATCTTATCGTTGTGCGTAACTCGCTTGAGCAAAATACGATTGAGCATATTTATGCTGATTGTCTCGATGAGGCTGTCAAAGAGGCATTTAAAAACGGCATCGATGTCAAACGCACCCGATTTTATCAAGGTACCATCGATGTCGAGCATGATATCACTGCGCATGATTGCGCGGGCGTTGAGTGTCTGCTTGCCACTACTGGCAAAGTATATGCCGTCGTCTATCCCGCGGACCCGATGACGCTTGCTATCGCATCGTTGGTGATTGGCATTGGTGTTGCCGTGGCAATGGTCGCTATGATGCCAGATATCCCAACGGCCGAAAGTGTCAGTCAACCGCCAAGCCCAAACAATGCTTTTAGCCAGCGCACCAACCGCCAGCGACTTGGCGGCCGCCGCTGTGATAACTACGGTCGCCGCTTGTGGGTGCCTGATTTGATTGCCAAGCCTTACTCGTTTTATGTCAATCACGATGAGACCGAGTTTGCGTATATGTCGCTTGGTTACGGTCATTTTGATATCCATCAAATATTTGACGGCAAAACAGACGTATCAACGATTAACGGTACCACCGTCAAAGTCTTTGAGCCGGGCAAATCACCTGTGACCGATGCGCCACAACTACAAGTCGGCAATAACTTTACCATCGATGAGCAAAAATTTGCCCACATGTACGTCACCCGCTATGACGTGGTTAACGGGCAAGTATTGGCACCGCCAGACAACTACTTAATCGCCCAATTATCCATCAACGGCGCGGGGGAGATTACAGGCTCAGATATTGACTTTACCGGTCAATTTGTCGTCGGCGATAATGTCACCATACAAAAAGCCGATAAGTTAGCATCTGGCAATAATCTCAAAACTGGCGACCCGGCAACTGACGTCTTTTATAATTTAAACGGTACGTATAAAGTCAAAGCGGTGAGCGCCGATAAATTGACATTAGATAATCCCGGCGCGGTTAATGCTGACTTTGCTACGTTGGCGGCCAATGCCGACTTTACCAAAACCGCCGAACTAAACCTATCAACTGCATCACAAACACTATGGCAAGGTCCATTTTATACAGACCAGAGCGAGCTTGATTTTAATATTGTGCTCAATGTGATTGCCCCAAACAGTCTATATATCAACGCCAAAGATGGTGGTAGCTGGGCACCGACCAGTGTTGACTTTGAAGTGATTGTTGAGACGCTCAGAGACAACGCAGTTATCAATAGCAAATTATCAACGCATACGCTCAGCAATAGGACGGGCAACAAATACGCTGGCAGCTGGGGCAGAAACTACACCAAAGATGACGAAGTGCGTCGCACCTCTGCAATGACGTATTTTATCCCAGTGAGTCGTGAGCGGCTGACGGATATTATCCGTTTTAGCATCCGTCGTAAAACGCCTACGATTAAAGCCGACGGGCGGTCCGTGGTGCAAGAGATACGTATTAAAGACTTTTTTACTGCGCGATACGCCACTGACGCCGAGTTACGCTATGACGAGACGACTATCTATGTCAAACAGCGTGCGACAGAGGGCGCTATGGCGCTCAAAGAGCGTAAAATCAACATCGATGCAACGCGTAAAGTGCGCAACTGGCAAAACTATGACGCGCTTATCCCAAGTCTACGCGCTGACGACATCATCTATGATATCGTGACGTGTCCACATATCTGCGGATTGACGCCCAACCATATCGATATGCCACAAATCAAAGCTGAGATAGACAAACTTATCGCGTACTTTGGTACACCAAACTGCGCGGAGTTTTGCTACTCGTTTGATGTGTCAGGGATGTTAGGACAAGACTATATTGCGATTGTCGCAACAGCGGTATTTTGCCAAGCGTATCGCACCAACAACAAAATCCGTTTGCTGTTTGAGTGCCCGACATTGCTGCCTAATGTTTGGTTTAATGCGCATAATATTTTACCAAACACCTATCAGCACGGTGGGTCATTTGGCAGTGCCAAAGACTATGACGGGGTTAAGATTGACTACATCGACCCCATTGATGACGCCAAGGTCAGTTATCACTATCCAGCCGATCAGAGCGCAAAAAAACCCCACGAAATGGAGGTTAAGGGCGTGCGCAATAAAGTCCAAGCGCACATGCACGCGATGCGTGTATTTGCCAAAGATAAACACGCGTGTGAAACTATCAAGTTTACTGGGGCTGATGAGTCAAATATCGTCATCCCGTTTATGCGTATCGGTGTCACCAATATCGCCCGTGCTAATGTGCAAGCGGGTAGCGTAATGGGCATTGATGTCATTAACAATCAAGTGGTATTAACGCTATCTAATAATGTGACGTTTGTTGACGGCGTCCAGCACACCATCTTTGTGCAGTTAGTCAACGGCATGACTGATAACATCATCTGCCATGCGCACGCTGATAGCAACAAAGTCGTGCTTGATCGTCTGCCCTTGGATGATATTAGCACCAGCTACTCAAGCGTGGTACGCGCGACGTATGAGCTTGTCGCAAAAAACAAACTTGATTACTCAAGCTATATCGTGACGTCAAAAACCCCTGCCGACGGCATCAATAATGCAATCGAGGCGGTGACGTATGACGAGCGGTTTTACTCAAACGATAAAGATTTTAAAAACGGTCTAATCTCTTAACCAATCCAATCCAAGCCACCACAGCCACCTTGTCGGTGGTTTCTTTATGGAGTAAATTTAATGGCGTACAATGATGTAGTAAATGCGATTAGCAACGCTATCACAGACGCTAAAACGCTTGAAAATGTGATTAATGGCGCGCCGAATCAGCAATTTAGAAGCCGATTAGGACAGTATATTTGGACGCTTGCAACCATCGGTTACAAGATTGAGATTGTCAATCAACAAGCTAACGCTGCGACTGCAAGCATTAATCAAAATAAGTTATCTGTTGATAATGCGACCAGTGCAGCATTGGGCAGCATACAAGCCGCAAGTAATAGCGTGCAAGGCGCGTTTAATGCAAAACTCAATGATTTAGATGCAGCTATCAATCAAGCGGGGGCAGCCGCAGCAGGGGAAAACGGTTTTACTGATATAGGTGTTTTGTCGCAATCTGGGCTTACACAGCGCCAAATCAATAATGGTTTAAACGGCATTAACGAATTGCTTGCTTTAGAAAACATGACAGATGGCATGGTGATTTTTGTCAAATCCTACCATACAGGAAAAAACAAAGGTGGCGGCACGTTTATTTATGACAGTAGCAAAGCCAACATCAATGATAAAGGTATGATTATTAATGGTTGGGTACGTCAAGTTACCCCAACTTATCTAAACGCATATAACTTTGGCGCATTGGGCGATGGCACTCAAAACGATTATGACAATATCGCGTTTGATGCGATTAGTCAGTATGTCAAAAATACGCCATATAAAGGCTATGCTATCGACATTGAGCATGGTGAATATTGTGTTATCTCACAAGAATTTATTGCGGGACAGGGCTATAAAACAACATCAGCACTAGATATTAAATTTGAGGGCATGACAGACAAATCTATCATCGTAAAAAGTGATAATGCAAAACTAAAACTAAGAGATGGTTTGCACTATGGCTACTTTGACCCAAACACAGGCAGCGCAGTAGCCAACGGTGATGGATATGCAAGTAATTATCAAGCCCATGTTGGCTGGATTTTTTCGTTTTGCAATATCAAAAAATTGGTTATTAGCGGTAATGTTGAGTTAGACGGTAATTCTTCAAAAGCGATTATTGGTGGTAAATATTCAAATGGAGGTTTCGATACCTGGGCGTATGGTTTATGGGTTGTGCGCGTTGAAAATATTTATATTGACAATGTAGATACTCATGACCACTTAACAGACGGTATTCTTGTATCCGGCTGCAATTACGATGGTTTTTATCGCGGTGTCAATGACCCCGTATCTGACCGCAGTAAAGTGGATATTTTAAACCCAAACTGGCATGGTGTGATTAACCATGTCACATCAATACGTAACGGTAGACAATGCTTGTCAGTTACAGGGGGTCAAAACTTAACATTCAATGACTGCTACTTTGATAGAGCAGGCACTGATGACTTACCGCTTGCGAGTATGCCAAAAACTACCCTTGATATCGAAACAGATGTTTGCTCAATTCGCAATTTAACATTTAACAAGTGTTTTTTCGGCGATGCGGCTTACCCAGTAGCTTGCGGCGCATCCGTCTATGGTTGGGACATACGCGAAGTCACATTTAATGACTGTAAGTTTATTAACAACGTGTCTTATATGACGGTCGCAATAGGTGTGCCTGAAGTTACATTTAATAAATGTCTATTAGTTGGGTCGCTTGCTTATTGTACTTACTACAGTCAAGTTGAATCAGAGCGCACTAAGTTTATCGAGTGTACGATTAGTAACAACCCTAAATATACAGCCATACCTAAAACTTATTATATGTATGTGGTCAACGATAAGTTTAATCCAATATTTAGAAAATGCGTATGGGATGTATATGCAAGCGCCCCAATGATTTCAGGCGACAAGACAATAGAACCAAGACCGCTTTTAGATGATTGTATCTTTAATATTTTTAATACCGATGATGCTTTTTCAGAATTTAATATCTATGCAACGGGTACAATGCGTATTCGTGATTTGCGCACCAATAAGACTGAAAAATATATGGGCGGTGAAAATTTTAAAGGTAAGATTTATATTGAAGGCGTAGGCAACAACATTAAAATTTGGAATGGCGCGGGCAATCCCGATGTTATCGGCATCAATACCCCGTTTATGGGTATTGATGTCAGCCCAAAGGCATCAACGGTTGCTCAGACGACTGAGACTACGGACACGGCATCTAAACTTAATGCGCTGATAGCTTCGCTCAAAAATGCAGGGATTGTTGCAAACTAACAAACCATAACCCACTTATTGAGTGGGTTTTGGTTTATATATATACCCATTTATTTGTGGGTTTAATAATTTCAGGGTCATTATATTTCACAACTTTAGCAGAGTTTCCAACAGCTATTGCATTATCTGGTATGTTTTTTGTGACAACGCTACCAGCGCCTATCGTAACATTATTGCCAATTTTAACGTGTTCGACAATGCAAACATTTGGACCGATGTAAACATCATCACCGATTTCTGCAGCCCTACCCTTATTTGAGCCGATTGACGCGTATTGTGACAGGTTGACGTTGTTGCCGATTGTAGCTGTTGAGTTAACTACCAATGGTCCGCCGTGACTGATGTACAAGCCATAACCAAGCTGCATTTTATGGCTAATATCAATGCCATATTTAATGCGTTTATAGTAATAAATTGGTAAAGCAAATTTTTGCACTGGCGAATTTTTGTTAGCCAATCTTAGCCAAAAACTGAAGTTAAAACCACGATTGAAGAAATAGCTTATTAAGAATGATTTTAATGATGTGTTGCCATGGTAGCGGTATAAATCGCTTTTTATATATTTAATAACAGACATTTTATAATCTCTTAAAAGTTATTTTTAAATTATCTCAAAATTTTATTATCAAATAAATCATAACCCACCTTAATCGGTGGGTTTTTACTTTTAAGGGGGCGTAAATGCCGCAAAACTTCATCGCAATAAAAATTGCGCAGTCTGCTGTATTAGCTGCGGCTAGTACAGTGGCAAGCGGTGTCAGTATAGCGATACAGCTATCAACACCACATCAATATTTGGGACTGCAAATCGAGTACAAGTATTTTTTGATAGCATCAATCTTGCTGTGTTTTATAGGAGCACTGCTATCGCTACGCGTCGATTTTGTCAAAAAACTGGACAGCAGTCAGTGGTCAAAAGTCGCGACTGCGATGCTTGCTGGGCTTGTTATCACGTTTTTGATTTTGCCGTTGGCTGTCAGTACGCCAAGCGTGTTGTTTTTGATGATAACCGCATTTTTTGGCAGTTTAGCGGGTACGATTTTATTGCACTTAATCTTTGAGCTGCTGGGCGACAAAGAGTTACTGGATGCGACAAAAGACGCTATCAAGCAGTTTTTAATCAGTAAGTTTAAAAGCATTGCAGCCTTTTTCGGGGGTGCTAAATGATGGACTTTATTAATAACGCTGTGCCGTTTGTCGGTTTAGTTATTTGCACTTACGCACTGCTATCACACAGAGTTTGCACTATAAAGCGCATCAATGTGCTTAACTTTGTTTTATTTGTTGCAATTTATCTACTGCTCGCACTGGCGGATTTTATAGGGTTTGAGCCGGTGGTATGGACAGTAATTTGTAGCTGTCTGATACTCATCGTTACGATCAACATCATCATCAAAAACCACACCGCCAAATAGGCGGTTTTATTTTATAAGGATAAAGTATGAGCGATTTTAACAAAGCATTTGACCGCGTCATTGGACATGAGGGCGGTTATGTTAATCACCCAAGAGACCCAGGCGGCGAAACTAACTGGGGTGTCACTCGCAATACAGCCCGTGCTTACGGTTACGACGGCGATATGCGAGCGATGACACGCGAGCAAGCAAAACCCATTTACAAAACAGGTTTTTGGGATCGAGTAGAAGGGGATAAGTTGCATGATGCAGTAGCATTTCAACTTTTTGATGCGTCTGTTAATCACGGCATCGGTAATGCCGTGCGTATGATGCAACGTGCATTGGGCGTTGCAGATGACGGCATCGTTGGCAATGTAACACTGTCAGCTTTACAAGCGATTAATCCCAGTGATTTTGTGCTTAAATTTAACGC